AGTTCGTGACAGAGTGCTTTAGCAATAGTAGTTTTACCAACACCAGCAGTTCCAGACAGAAGGAGATTAGGAATCTCCCCCTGTTCAATGAAACTCTGGAAGGTATTCTTCACAGATTCGGGTAGAATGCACTCCTCAACTTTCTGAGGACGATACTTTTCCACCCAAAGGAAATCATTCATGATGTAATAAAAGGTTCTAACGTTGCTGGTTTCTTGAAAAATTCAGGGAACTTCTCATAGATGATGGGATCATACTGAGTGTATACTAAGAACTTAGAAAAATCAACCTGAGGTCTGGTCTTTTGAACACCAGTTTTATCAAGAGCAGGATTCTTCACACTCTTGAATTCACCATTCTCTCGAACTAGACCAGGTGTACTAGCAGGTGTTTCCCAAATCAAAGTTCTGTATGGTGTGATCAGAACATGATAGAAAACGTCAATGTCATCGATGGTTCTTTGTTTGCCTTTTTCAGTTCCACCACTGGACTGAAGGTTGAAATCAAAACAGGAACGTTTAACGATTTTACCTGTCTCTCTTTTCAACTGGGCATCGGCTCTCATCTTACAAACAACCTTTTTAACCTGTGCCCTAGCATTATGTTCTTTTGCTTTTAGACATTTCTCTACAACTAGATCAACACCATTATCAATGCTGGGTTTGTAGAAATTAATGCCTCGATACAGGAGCACATACTTTACTGCATGTTCTCCTGATTCACCGCCAAAGCGACCATCGACATCCATATTTTGATAGTAATCCATCTCTTCAGGTAAAAGAGGTGGCATTTGAGGTATGATTCTTTCTTTTGCCATATTCTTAGTATTCCGTATTAGTTTGATTACCGCATCAGTTGTTTGGTTCTAATGCGATAAAGTATTTAATGCCGTTACCTTGAAAAAGTGCTACATTCTGTTTGCTAACAGAAACTTTATAGTCACCAGTCAGCAGTTTCAGGTTCTCAACCTTGAAACAATAACAGAATTCATTATCAGTTTCTCCAACTTCAACAGAGAAACTATTTGAGGTATCATTCTTCTTGTCAGTCACACAGAGTTTCATAGTGCCATTACTTCCATAAAGACACAGGTCGGGCAGTTGATAAATTGCTGCTGCCTTTTGAAGTTGTGAGAGAACAAGTGATCCCAGGTTGAACGTAACATCTTCAGATGGAAGAGTAATCTCACGCTCAGGTGCCTGAGTGATGATATCAGGATCTGCATAGAAGTAACGAGTCTTAGACTTTCCAGACTTATCACTGACTGTCACATAGTTACTTTCTGTAGTATCAATCTTTGGTTGATCAAACAGAGAGAGTCCCTGAAGAAAGATCTGAAGATCGTAAATACTAATCTGCGAATCAAACTGCTCATCCACATCAGCAATAGCAAGAATGTTCTTGTTAATGCTCAGTGTAGAAACTTGCTTACCTGGTTTGATGACAATGGACTTGTTAATCGTGCAGAAGTTTTTAAGAACTTCAATGGTAGGTTTGGAAATAATAGTCATTGAGGGTACGCTTCAGTAGGGGGTGCAGATTTGTCATTGAAATAAAGAAGGAGAAGTCCATAGTGCAAGATCTTGATGATGTCACGACGGGCAGTTCCTTTCTTGTCATATCGAGATGCATACTTCAGGATGTTACTCCGACAGAATGCTTCAGCGTCTCCACAGGCATCAATCAGGTCTAGCGTCTGAATACTATCAGTTGCATAGTGCTGATTGTAAGTGCCAATGATATAGTCTCGGAGTTCTTTCAGTAACTCCTCTTCATTGTACTTCATAATGAGATTGAGTTTTCATAGTAATTGTATTTCAAAATCAAAAAATTGTCAAGGGTCCTCTGTCGATAGTAACCGACTTGCCAGGTGGTTTCATGGCAATACTCATTGATAATCTTTGACCATTTGGAGATGCTCCATGAGTTTTCATTTCTGGAATATAGAGTGCATTACCTCGTTTCAATGTTGGTTCTACGTCAAGACCATCAACTTTCCATGGGGTTTCTCCATCAATTTGAACAATAAAGTTTGCTGTTTCATCTTGGTGAGGACTAAATGACTTAGCACCATTGAGACCACCATAGATGTGAACATCAACTACATATCCAGTTTGTTCTTCGATCTCTCTGCAGAGTTCATTTACTGCTGGATTGTATTGTCCATATTCAACAATGATGAATCCATAACCCTTTTTGATTCTTTGACAGACAAACCTAGTGTCTTGGTACTCACCATACCAACTAGATGCAAAACTGGGAACAATTACATCACGCAATCCATTGTCTCCAATCAATTGCCAAGCAACATCTCGGCGGTGTAAACAAGCATCTACATCATCCCAAGTAACATAATCATCTAGGTTTGGCAAAAGGTTTTCAAAATAAAGGGGGGTTGTACCCCCCACAATTTCATTCCACTTCAATTTCTGCACCCTCATCAACTTTAGTGTAGAGATCGATGAAGGATTGCTTAGTGTCATCATCGAAACGATTAACACAAACCTTGATTGCATTCATACGATCACCACCAAGAATCTGGTGAGCACGAACGATATGAACCAAACGACGAGTGGTAATGACTTCATCAACTCCACCATCAAAGAAAGTCTTACGGATGATACCTGCCCACTTGACAAGCATATCAGAGAACTCTTGATCACAACCATTGTTGATCAGGATCTTTGTCTCAGTAACTGCAGAGGGATAGTCCTGCTCAAAGGTGATTGGAAAACGCTCAAGGAATGCTTCGTTCAAGATGTTAGCACCAACAAAGCGACCATCATCAGAACCTTTACCTTTCGTGTTTGCAGTGGCAATGACGTTGAATCCATTAGCAGGTTTCACATAGCGACCGATCTTCTTAAGGAAGACACCTTTACCTTCTAGAATAGATTGAAGACACAAGATCTTACTAGAAGCAAGATCGATCTCATCTAGAAGAAGTACAGCTCCCCTCTCCAAAGCTTCGATGACAGGACCATTGTGCCAAACAGTATCACCATTGACAAGGCGGAAACCGCCAATAAGATCGTCTTCGTCCGTTTCGATTGTGATGTTGACACGGATCAGTTCACGACCCGCTGCTGCACAAGCTTGCTCAACGGACATGGTTTTGCCGTTTCCAGAAAGACCTGTGATGAAGATTGGATAGAAGTGACGAGATTGGATAACCTTGCGAACAGACGAAAAATTACCAAACTGGACGTAGGAATCATCTTTTTCGGGGATGTAGTTTACAGAAGAAGAAGCAGAAGGTGCTTCATATGCTCGTTCGATCTCTTGAGCGGTAAGATTCCACTTACCTGTACCTGATTTATAAGACTTCAAACGCTTGCAAGCAGTAGCATAAGATACGTTTAGTTGACTTGCTGCTTCACGAATGTTCTTGCATCCAACTTCATCACCAACGTGATCGGAAAGATACTGAACGAGTTGTTCTGTAGTGACGGGGTTTGGAGCGAAAGGCATTGGATTGATCGGATTGGTTTGTTTGTATGTGTTAATTATAGCAGATGAACGGGCGGTTGTGCCAGTCCTAGGACACTTATTTAATCGAACACTGCTGTCACCCAAGTGATGGTTGCTCCTGGGTTTCGTGCCAGGGCAACCTTCTTAGCATCTTCATAGTCTACAGCAACTACAATCTCTTCAAAGATTGTTCCTGCCTTATAGAGTTGTACTTTGCACTTCATTTGCCGTGTTTTTTTAATGTTGCTTTCCAGAATCCTGATGTGAAATGTTCTCCACCTTCAAGACGTGCTACCTCTTTTCCATCTTCATCAAAAGCAAGAAGTGTAGGTGTCTTGTCAATCATATTGTCCTTAGCATATTGCGACCATTCTTTAGTTTTTGGATCAATGCAATTAACCAATTCAATTACATCTTGCCATCCTTGGTTTTTTCTGAGAAGCCACTCACCATATAGACAGGAGCGGCAACCCTCCTGCATAAAATACTGAATTTTCTTCATGCGATTTGCTCAATGAATGCGTTCAAAATAGTTTTGTTTGTCATCTTTGATCCCATATGTTTCTTGAAAGCACGAGTCAGTTCTGCTTTGGTAGCAACTTCAGACTTCTGCTTGACTTCAAGATCATGAGAGGAGTCACCAGTGCCACGATCAGGCATGTAGAACGCTTCAGTAAATCCTGCACGTTCTTTGACAGAAGCGAAACGTTCTTTCTTCCACTGCTTGTCAACTTTTGCAACCTCATCAATCGGCAAAATTTCTCTAACTAGTTTAGTAAGATCTCCTTTGGAACAGATACGAATACCAACCCAGTTGTAGTCAGTGATCTCTCGATAAAAAGATACAATTTCTTGTGTTGTCTTCCAAGGTTTAGAAGAGATTCGACGAGTGTATCCAGTTTTAGGATCGCGTAGGAAAAAGAGTTTCCCACGTTGGTGACACAAATATGTATAACGTTTTGTTCGGTTTTTGTAATACCGATTTTCTTCAGCAATTTCTTGCACAAAACTTATGGGATTTGCTTCACCATCAGTCAGACAAATAACATTGACCTTGGTAACATTCTCAACTTTCTTCATGTCAGCAACAATTCTGCGAGTGTGATAGATTGCTTCGGAAAGAGGAGTGCCACCTAGACTATACTTATAGCAATATGAAATCCTATATCCACCCATAGCAAATGCTTGAAGGTAAACAAGTTTCATAGATTCTTCCAGACTCTTTGCATTTTGACGAGAGGAGAAGAACTCAAACAATTGAAAGTCTTCTGCAATAGCAAGTTCATTTAGTTCTTGCTCAATCTCTTCGTTCCTGCTGTTGTCATGTTGATAACCAGAAACAAAACCATAGACTCGGAAGGGGATACCAGACTTTTTACAGAACCAAATTAGATTGTAAGTTTGCTTCAGAGTGTCAAGCAACTGATGCTGCATCGAACCAGACCAGTCAATGTGCATTACAAGACCATGATTCTTTCCTTCAGGAATAACCGTAGTCTTCTTGAAAATATCTTCAGTTAGTTTGTACTTGTGCAAAGAATTAGTATCGATGACACCAGTCTTAGAAATTGCTGCACGTCTATACTCATCAGCAGACTTCTTCATATCAAACTGCTTACACAGATAGTTGACTGTCTTCTGAGTGTCTTTCTTGAATTTAGTGTAATGATCTACAGCATACTCAAGGTTCTTGAAATAATAATCTTTCTGATCATCATTTTCAAACTGACGTTCGTAAAAATGCTCGTTAAGTTCTTCAGCGACTTTCTGATAAGGAACTACATAATCTTTCAGATCAGGATCAGGAATATTAAGATAAATCCATTCCTTAGCATTATCATCAACCAAAGTCTCAAGTGATTCTTGTAGAGCAGCATCAGTAACGGATTCAGTTTCATCATACTGCTCACCACCCTCTTGACCACCAACTTCATAGGAAGGTGTGTCTAGATCCGCAGGATCATCTGATGGTCCACTTTCAGTATCGCTATCGCTATTGTCATCATGTTCATCTTCAAATGATTCTTGCTCATCATCTTCCTGAGGAGTTACCTCTTGCTCATCATCTGCTTGCTGCTCACCATTAGGTACTGGTGGGATGGCAATAGATTCTTTTTCTTCCTGCTTCTCTTGAGCGTATGCGTACAACTCATTCGCAAGATCAATAACATCTTGGAATGTATTAGTGTTAGCAGCACGTTCAACCCATACCATCTCTTCATCAGAGAAAGGTATTGTATTGTTGCCTTTGTAGTACAGATTGATACGATCAATCAAAGGCAGTATAGATTGATCTTCACCCTTGACACCGAAAAAATCCATGTCCCAGAGTTCTCTGTATCCTTCAAAGAAAGACTTACGGAGACCAGGATAGGTCTGCTTCATCATCTTCTCAATACGAGCATCCTCTAG